CGTCGGTAGCGGAAACCATGATCGCGTACTCGAAGTCGCGCTTGAGTTCCTTGCCGGCTTTCGTGAACTGGTAGGCCTCTTCCGAGTTCCTACCCGCCTTGTCCACGATGTTCTGCGTGTCGGTGATCGAGAACATCTTAATCATGACCTGCGTGTTGTTGGAGTACCGGGTGGTGGCCGTGGGGGCCGTCCCGGCGAACGCCTCGCCTTCCACGTACGCGTTGGCCGCAGCCGCTGCGAGAGCGTCGGTCTGCCACTCGTGCTTTCGGTTCGTTGCCGTCGTGTTCCCCCACCGGTCGAATCCAGGGGCTTCAAGGGGACTGATGTCCGTGATGAAGTCCGTGAGGTCTTCCCTGTTGCCGACTGCGGTGTAGGAGTCGAAAGCGTTGGATACTTTTGCCATCGCTATGCTCCTTGAATGTTGTTATTCCGGCGTGAAGTACCTGTGCTGCGCCCATGCGATATCGGGTTCAACCAACTTGCCCTGGTACTTCACCACTCGGGTTCCGTCCTTTACTGCTTTCCGAAGCATCTGGTCCACTTTCCTCCATTCCTTCTTCGGGTCCACTTCCGGCGGAGTGCCTCCGGGCGTCTCTACCCTGGCTTGCTCCGAAGCGACCTTCTTGGCCTGTAGGATCTGTTCCATCACCTTCGGGTCCGGTTTCGGCGGTTCCGGCGGTCGCGGGGCAGGCGGTGGGGTGGCCTTTTCCGCTAACGCCTTCTTTGTCGCCTTGAACCGGTCATAGGCGTCGTTGAACGCCCGTGGGTTTGTGTTCAGGATTTCGGCTTCGTACGCGGGGATGGTTGCGGCCCATTCCGTCATTGCGGTCTGGATTTCCACAAACTCCGGTTCCTGCTGCCTCATTCTGAACCCTATGATGTCTTCCGGGGACGGGGGAGGGGCGGTTCTCGGGGCTTCCAGCACCCCGGCTTCCACCTGCTCTCCGATCCACTGCTTGAACTCGGGCTTCTCGATGATCGGCATGAAGGGTTCGATCTTCCGGCGCTCTTCCGCCAGTTGCATCGTTTTCTTCTGGTAGTCTTCCGCCATCTGGAGCCGAGCGATCAATTCCTGGGGGGTGTACTCCCGCTCGATTTCCTCCCCCTGCACCTTCAGTTTGAACTTCTGCCTTTCGGACACCTGGGGTTGAACCGGTTCGGGCGGCGGTTCCTCCTTTGGTTGCGGTGGAGGCGAAGGGGTCGCTTCCGCCCCTTCCACTTCCGCCGAAACTCCCTCTTCCGGCTCTTCCGGGGGCGGCGGGTCGGGAATCAGTTCTCCCGCCTTTTCCACCACCACGCCGTTCACCACCATGTCTCCTTGCTCGTTCACACCGTACCGGAACTCGTTTTCGTTCAGTTCGGTCCCTTTGGGGGTTGCCGGTTTGGTCATACTACCTCCGTAGTTCCGCCGCCTTCGCCAAGGCGTCCACAGCCGTTTTCTTTGCGAGGTCGGCCAGATTTTCCGCGTCTCGTCGGTACGCGGTGTTGTTCGCCCGTTCTTCCGCCTTCGCCCACGCCAGCATCGCGTCGATTGCTATCTCGTACGCCTTCACCTTCTCCTGCAGCGTGGTGATGTACGACTTCTTCGGTTTATCGTCCAAGCAGTCCTCCCAAAAGTCCCTTCTTGTTCAGTTCCAGCAGGTCTCGCCACTCCTTCTCGGAGAACTCGCCGTCCTGCACGAACTGTTCGAGGGATGTCTTGAGTTTACGAACCAGCGTAATCATGAGGTTCACCCGATCCCGCGACGCCGGTTCGTTCAGCGGGATGGTATCCAGAACGCCGAACAGGTTATCCTGGGAGTCCTTGAACCATGCCTCCAGCACCTGGCTGGCTAAAAGCGTTCTGGACTCCTGCGCCTGTTGGATTGACTGTCGCAGACGCTCCTCCGTTTCCTCCTGCAATACTGCCGATTGTGTCTCCACCGACTCCACCCGCACCTCCCATGGCCGTCTGCGCCATCTGTTGGTTCGCGACTTCCGCCGCCTGCAGGAACACCAGCGGCATGAACCGGTCTTGGTTCTTGTACCCCATGGCTTTTACGATCTCTTGCAGGATATTCGGCACGTTATTTGCATCCAGCACCGGAAGTCCGCCTTGCTGCAACTGCCCAAGCACCGCAAGCAACTGCTGCATGTTGATGACGGTCTGCTGGCGGGACTGAGCGCCCATCACGATGTTCAGGGCGAGGTCCATCTTCCCTTCCAGGTCGTCCGGGGCGATCTGCAGGAACTTCCGTTCCGACAGGCGGATCGACACGTCCCTCGCCAGGAACTTCTTGTTCATCATCACCATCGCCCGGAACAGGGGCGCAAGCCCCGACGCGAGGACTTTCGCAATCATTCGAACCCGCACGGACGCCTGGTTGATCGCCGCAAGTTGCCCGGTGGCCGTCTCGTTGTACTGGTCCCCCACGCCTTTCGCTGACTTCGTAACACCGGTTCGCTGCTCTCCCAACTGGGTCGCGTACTCCAGCACGGAGAAGTGGACCGGGTTCAAGGGGTCCATCGTGAGTTCGACTATGGCGTCTCTCGGACTGACCCCGGTCTTCACCCGGATCGGTGCTCCCGGTACGTTGTTCAGCACGTCCGCCTGGTTGATCTTCGACGGGTCGTACACCTTACGGGAGTTGCCTCCCTGCGCCATGTTGTTGACCATCTGCCGCAGCAGGAAGGTGCGAAGCCGCTGAAGGTCCAGCACCATGTCGGCCAGGGGGATGCCGGGGAACTTGTGCATGTCCTCGATGGACTGCAGCACCACGAACGGGGCGTGTCCGTACACGTTATCGACGTTCCGGATGATGACTTTCCCGACCAGCGTGATGATCCGGTTCTCCAGGATGCCGTCCCCGTCGGTATCGAGTTGGGTATAGCACTCGTACAGGTCCATTTCTCGGCGTGCCGGGTCTCCGGACGGCTCTTCGTCTCGAGATAGGTCGTCTTCCGAGTAGACAATCGACTCGGAGTAGTCCAGCACCGTCCCGCCGCCCTGGTTTTCGGTAATGGCCTCCTCAACGTTCTCGTAGAACCCCGTCTGCCCCATTCGCCGGAGGTAATCCGCCGTAACCCGCTTCTTGTGGCAGACGAACTGGGCCTCCTCGATGGTTCGGGCGTTCGGGTGGATCAGGAACTCGTGCTGCGGTAGCAGGTAGAACTTCGGCCCGTCGAACTCCGTGACCGTCCGGACGGTATCCACGTTGAATCCGTACCCGGTTTCCTTCGATCCAGTGACCGAAACCTCCGGATTCGAGGTCAGATACCGTGCTTCGTCCATGGTCAGGTTTACGTGGGTCTGTTTCTCTCTGCGTACCGCCTTTTCCCAGGCGTATTTGATAATTCCGCCCGGTCGGTACAGCAGGGCGTCCTTAATCGCTTGCCGAAGCAGGGTTTCCCCGTCGTTCTGTCTCCAGAACTGGTATCGCACCAGTTCCGTCATGGCTTGCGCCGCCGCCTCGTCTTCCGGCCCCACCGGCTCGAACTCGGGAGTGCCGTTTTCCTGGGAATAGATATCCATCAAGGCGGGAAGGAGCCACTCCACCGTCTCGAACACGTCCGAGGCAACGATCTGCGACCGTCCTGGAACCTCGTCTCCCATCTTTTGAGCGCGATAATACTGGTAATTCTTGGCGTTCGAGACGGATTGGGTCGTCTGGACCTCTTCCGCCGCCTCGATATCCTCCCGGCAGCGTGAATAGATCTCCTCGTCGGTCAGTTTCTTCGGTTTATCCAGCATTTACTCTCTCCTGCACCGGCGGTTTACCCATTGCAGACCCCACCCGGTTTTCGTATCGATGATTTCCACGTCGAACCGTACCGCCGCCTCTTTCCGCAGCGCGTCCGCCTCCTCGTACCGCCCTTCCCGCCGCAGCCGAAGGCGTCGTTCGGCCATCTCTTCCGCACCGGGGGGGTAGTACCCACCGTATTTCAGGTTATGCATTCACCACTCCCGGCACCCGGATCGGGGTCGCCCAGTCCCTCGGGTTGAAGTCCACGTACCCGAACAGGTCGAGCGCGACGTACTGCAGGGCGTCGTGCGTGTGGCTGTACTGGTTCTTCTCGGGCCGTTCCGAAAACGTGCCGGTATTCCCCCGTTCGGCGTACCGGTACCCTCCCGAGAACCCGTCCACAAGGCGTTTGCAGCGCGGGTCGATCAGTAGTTGGGGGTGTCCCTTGCTCGTTCTCGTTAGTTTCCGTGCGACCGACTCCCTTCTCGGGATGAACTCGTTGGTCGGGGCTTCCCGGCAGTGTATTCCCTTGCCTGCCAGGATCTCCATGCAGGTTTTTTCGTCCGTGGTGGCTCTGGATTTACCTGCCGGGTCGCCCACGTCTTCGAACTGGAACCCCCGGAAGTTCTGCTTCGAGTAGTCCGACGCCGCGTCTCCGAACTCGTCGATCCCCATATCGTCCGACCACAGTTCCCGCAGGACGAGCCACTGCCCGTTCGGGGACACCTGGGTAAAGACGCAGGCCGGGGTGAGTCCGAAGTCCCAACCCCGATGGATCGTTACGCCCTGCACCGGGGTGATCGGCCCATTGGAGACGTGCAGGTCGAAGTTGAACTCGTTCACGTACACCGGCTTCCCGGCGAAGATCGCTCCCCACTCCCCCTTGACGTACCGTCGGAGGATCTCCGGCCGGTCCCGGTACAGTTCCTCCATCTCCTTATAGTACTCCGAGTGCAGGTGCGGGTTCTCGTCCGCGCCCTGCCTCCAGTAGACGTGTCCGGTCAGGGGGTTCGCCACGAAGTCCCTATAAATCCAGTGTTCCGTCGAACTCGGGTTCGTGGTGATGATCGACCGGAACACCTCTTTCGGCGCTCCGGCGGGGAACGAACACCGCCCTTCCAGGATCAGTTTCACGTCCTGGGAGACTTCCTGCGCCTCGTCGATCCAGAACGTCGTGATCTCCACCCCCCGGAACTTCTCGATGTCCTCCGCCGTGTCCGCCGACCGGAACAGCACCTCCCACGTCCCTCCGGAAGGCAGGGTCATCGTGAACTGCATGTCCGCTTCCGACCACTTCCCGGCGTCCTTCGGCACCCACTCGAAGAACGTCTTGACCACCGAGTCCTTCAGCATCCGGTAGGTCTTCCGAACCACCACCGTCCGGGTCAGGGGGAACCGCAGATGCCCGGAGTAGTAGTCCGCCAGCATGTACAACTCCACGACCGCCGCGACCGACTTCCCGGACCGGAACGGGCCCACCAGCAGGCGGGACTTATCCTTCGAGTTGTGGAACTCCTGCAGGGACGAGATGGCTTTGTACCGTTTGACCCTCACTTCTTCGCAACCACGTGGAACGACGCATGCTTATCGAACCCCGGCTCGTACTCCACCACCTCCATGCCCAACTCCTTCAAC